CTTTCCAGTGATGACATGACTGCACATGTATAGCCTTCATTTTTCGACCACCAAACTCAAACTCTGAATCCATCGTGACACCACAACTAACCGGTGCTGATATATGAATACCTTTAACATAATCATCATGCTGCAAAGAATCATCACGATATGCTGCAGCATAATTTTTTGTGGTTTTATACAATAAAAATTGCGCCCATCTTAATTTAGTCATTTATCCCCCAATAAAACTTTTTTAAATTCATCAATGCTCATGTCTTTTTTCTTTGCCTGGAAAGCTACATGATCATCAATCAATTTTTTTACATAGACTCCAGGTGACCTATATTTTATTTCACCTAACGCTTTCAACAAACGATATTGGTCTATTGCAATTGCTACACTCTTCCATTTATGGACATTCATTTTATCTCCTTTCTAATCATGACAAAAACAAGTATCAGTTGCTGAATCAAATTCAAACAACTCTAACTGGTCTTGAGTGTTCTTTAATAATTTTGCATAACTAGGTCTGTCTTTCCTAAAGTATGCAGCTCGATCGTTTCCTGTTCCTATATTTTTTGTTTCTTGTTTAATCCACCAGTCCGCTAGCTTTGGATCTGATTTCATTATGTTTCTGATAGTATTTGCACCTTTCAAAAAACATAAATCGCAGTTACCTTGTGGTGTCTTACCACCTATGTTGGGTAATTCTAAATCAAAACTGTTCTCACTCCAGAACTTAAATACATCTTGAACTGTTTTACGAGCATCATGTAATGGAGCTTCAGTTTCCCATCGTTCTTTTTTATTTCTGTTAGCAAGTCTTGCAACTCTGTGTGGCTCATCATAACGCAAACCGACATAGCTATTCCAATATTCAAACCCTTTGTAAAACATACAATAAGATCGCATAGGTTTTATCTTTAAATAAGATGTGCAATATCGTGTAACAGGATTTGGTAAAAATTTTTTGCTGTCGATAAGCTCTTCATAAGGTCTGCCATCTCTTGACGCCGTTTCGTAATTAACTATTCTTATTTTATGCTCTTCGTTGTTATCCCACTCAACCCAAACGATAGGAACATTCCAATTAGTTTCACAGGCATGAACAAAATCTAATGTTTGTGGCATTTCTTTGCCTGTATTAGCAAACACCACAGGCAGATCGTCTGGCAGTTTACCATTAAAAGCTTGTAATATGTGATACAACATATATCCGGAAGTTCGACCTCCAGAAAAATTTATGACACCTGGTGTTTCTAACTCAAAAGGATTACTCATCGCCGTGCTTTGCTGCATATTCTAAATTTACCAAAGCTCGAGCGGCATCAGTGCCAAACAAAGTATAACCAAACTCATTTTCAGGGTCAGTTATCTTTAAATTTTTAAGTTTATCTACAAATACATTTAATTCTTCGTTAGATGTAGGTTGACCACGATGATCGTTTATATCTACATCGCTAAGTATTTCACTTATTTGTTTTAATAACTTTTTTACTTTTTGTGACTTCATAATATCCTAAGTATATATAACTTTATAAGAGTAGTCAAGATATATTGACACTACTTACAATTATTATATAATGTTAGTATGATTAATACACAACTACTAGAAAAAAAAGTTGCTCTAGAGCATTTGTGGACTAAAAAATACATTGAAAAAGGTAAGTATACAACAGATATGGTGCCTTTGACAACACAAATTAAAAAGCTTACAAAGCAGCTTATGATTAACGACTAGGTAGCCATACCGAAGTCATCACCGACGGCAACGTCGACAACACTTGGAACTTTGAGTTTCATGCACCCCTCCATTACTGTCTTAATTTTTTCTATTTGACTTTTGTCCTGTAAATTAAAACACAATTCATCGTGTATCTGTAACAAAGGCGTGAAACCATTCTCATGACAGGCTACGATTGCTGCCTTAGTTTGATCTGCAGCAGATCCCTGAATTAATCTGTTTAATGCTTTATATGTAAAAGCTCTCTTTATATTACTAGAACCATATTTTGCTGAAGCGTTTTCAAACTTTTCTGGAGTATGTACACCAAAATCTTTTGGCTCCCACAGATCGAAACGACACTTACGACCAAGCTTAGTCCTAATCACACCCTCACTACTTGCTTTTTGCATACATCTATCTGATAATAATTTTACAAAAGGTGCTTTAGTATTGTATTTATTTATTAAACTTTGTGCCTCCTCAAAACTTACACCTAACATGTTTGATAATTTATGTTTACCCATACCATACATCAAACCTAAACCGATTGTTTTAGCTTGTTTACGTTCTATACCCACAAGATCAGCTACTGTTTGATGGAAGTCAGCACTTGCATTTGAATAAGCATCCACTAATTCATGTGAACCCTCATAGCCTTCACCAATACTAGCTGCATAGTGAACCACGAGCCGTGGCTCTTGTTGCGAGTAATCAAAACTTGCCCACAGATCACCCTCTTCCGGTAAGAATAAACCTCGTATCATAGGTCCGAACTCTTTATTTCTTGCTGGCAGCTGCTGTAAATTAGGATTTGACATTGACAAACGACCTGACACAGTGCCTCCTGAGTCTGATCTTAACTGATTTATCTCACCATGTATTCTACCATTATGCTCATACTTCATTATAGAATTTAAAAAAGTATTATGAAATTTATTTATCTCCCGGGCTGCGTTCCATATGTCAACATCTTTACCTACTAGTTTATTTATCTGCTGCAATATAACCTTTTCTTTTTTAATAAAATTATCTTTTAACTGCTCTGCTTTTTCTTTATTTACACGGATACCTTTTTGTCGCATTTTAATAAGTATAGGCAACAAATCTCTCTCAAGATTCCAAATTGTTCCAAGATTTTGTTTACTTATTTCATGTTTAAAACGCTGCCATAAAAGATACGTGAGCCGTGCATCTTGTTCCGCATAATATCCAACATGTTCTGCTGGTAACTTCCACATCTCCATTTTAGGATCAACACCATGCGCTTTTGCTGCTTCTATTAAATCTGTTTCTGCTTTTAATTCACCTATGTAATCTTTAGCTAGTGCATTTAATTTGTAACTGTATCTGTTTTCATCTATTAAAGCACCAGCAATCATGGTATCTACAATCTGGCCACGCACATCGATACCATAAGCTTTAAGCCACCCAACATCATACTGCGCATTATGAAAAATTTTACGACAGGGTAATCGACATACATCGTGCATGTATTTTAAAACTTGTTCTTTAATTAGATTACCACCACCAAAATGACCAAAAGGGTAATAAGCTTGAAAACCCTCTGTTGCCACAGCAAAACCTATAATCTCACCACGACCTAAAGCCCATCCTGCACCAAGACCTTTATTAATACCATCATCTCTAGTTTCTAAATCAATAGCTATCTCTTCTGCATCACTAAGATCTCTATATTCTAATGGTGATGACCATATATGCTTTTTAAAATTAAATGTCAGTTGTAAGCTAGTCATCCTTGTAATCTCTTTCTATTATCATGTCTATATAATGTTTTGCTTTCTCAAGATCGTCTTTACCACCTTTACCTTTGTGTCTACATACGTATTTGATAACGTTGCCCTCAGCAAAAAGTATTTTGTTTTCATTAATAAATTGTGAAGGTTGTATTTTAAACACTGTGTAGTATTGACCACCTCGTGTCCATAAATTATTTTTCATGTAAAAAATCTCTTTTTATTTCATCAAGTAAGTTCAAATAAGTTAGTTGATTTTTGTCCTCTTCAAACTCGATTGTCAGCATCATTCTTACACCATTGTAATTAATAACCATATGATCTTTTTGATTATTAAATATAAACCTGCTGCCAGGATAATATTGCAGCTCTATAACAGAATGGTTTACATCGTTGTATTCTCTAAAAAATGTGTGTGATTCATTTGGTGTCATAATTAGAGAGTTTATACATACACCCCTGTTTGAGTCCCTGTGCCAGTTGTATATTGTTTTGTCCTCCATTTTTAAAACACCAGCTTTATATTTATGTCTGCCGTATAACCAAATATAAAAATCATCTGCAAACAAAATGTTTAGTGGAATCGGTGTTGCTGTAAAGTTAAAATATTTTACCCATTGGGTGTCAGGATTAAACACTACATTGTGCAATTCAGGACTATAAAATTGACCTATGGGTAATTCTTCAAAGTAAGGGCTCATTCTCTCTCCTGTATGTAAACCAAGTAATCCATGCCTATCGGATAATTATACTTATAATCTGTGGATAATATATGTAAAGTATTTTTTGCCCGTGTAACACCTGTATAGTATACACGTTTTTCGTCCGATTGTTCATGGGTATTTTTATTAACAAAGGCTGAAGGCCAATTGGTTTTAGAATAAATCAACACATTATCTGCCTCACCACCTTTAACAGAGTGAATGGTGTCTATGATAATTTGAGGATCTGCATTTAATTGTTTTTGCCCGTATCTTTTTAATAATCTAATAAAATATGTTACCTGTTCTGGTTTAAAGTTGCGCTGTAATATCTCCCACCATGGTTTGTTTTTAGCTTCATCTGGTAAGTCTAAACCACACCACTCTTTTAATCCTTTGAAATCATATTCTTGGTAATCAGGTAGACTACTCCAAAACTTATCACGTCTAAAACTTAAATCTTTTAATTCACGAATAAATTTAAACATCGTTTCAGCAGCTCTCTTATCTAAGCTTTTACCTTTTGTGATTTTTGTCCATGCTTTGATTGCAGACCATTGAGCACTATCAAACGATCTAGTGCCTTTATTGTCGCCATAATATAAACCAGCATCTTTAGCACACATTCTTAATTCATTTACAGTTGTATTAACTCTACCTAAAATATACCAAGTGCCAGGTAAAGTGCCTATGGGTATCTCGTTAAAGTTGAGATATCTTTTCACCGCACCTGATTTGTTCAAAGCTTCATATTCTTTTTCTACACTATCGACTATACCTCTTCGTATAATTTGAGAGAAGTGATGAATAGCCTCACCAAATCGTCTAGTCTTTCTAAGTACAACTTTTCTACCTGGAAAATAAGTTGTAAAATATTTTGGATCTGCCCCATTCCATTTATATATACCTTGATCATCATCACCGGCTAAATAAATTCTTTTTACATTGGCACACATTTTATAAATTACAGACCATTGTAATGGTGTGAAGTCTTGAGCTTCGTCCAAAATTAAAATTTCTAACGGCGGAAAGTTAACTTCATCTATTGAGCGTTCAATCATGTCAGTAAAATCTATGAATGATTGTTTTTTGTACGTTTCGTAAGTATCTATCTTTCTTAAAAATATATCTAAGCTATCTCTTTTGTATGATTCTTTTTTATACACTAGCCTTGGATCCTCTAACATATTTCTAGCTTTGTCATAGATACCTAAAGACCAATCTTTGTATGTAAAATTGTCGTCTGATAAGCGCGCGTCAGATGTTTTAATTATTTTAGCCTGTAAGGCATAGTCCAACATACAATTTTTTGGATCAAAAACCTCTTCTTCAAAATATCTACGACAATACTTATGCAGTGTTTTAAATCTTTGAAAGTCATCATCTGTATATTGAGTAAAGGCAGCTAAAGCTCTGTCTCGAGCTGTATCGACTGCTTTATTTGTAAAAGAAATAAAAGCAATATCTTTTGGATGTACCCCTTTATTAAGATGACCCTTTAACACACGTTCTATTAATGTGTAAGTTTTACCTGTTCCAGGCGGTCCAAAAATCTTAATTGTTTTTTGGTGTATCTTTTTGTGCCTCTGGAGCTCTAAATTTTCCTGCATGATATTGTTCATCCATTTCACTAATTGAATCTTTTGGTTTTGCTTTCACTGCTTGATGGTTTACGAAGTCAGGCATTTCAACACACCAAACATTTTTTTCACCTTCGTGGTAATCCTTTCTCTCACAACCTAACAACCTAAGTGCATCAGCGGTTGTGTTAAAAACTTTGGTTGCACTTTTTTTTATAAATTTATCAAGAGTTAATTTTTTAAAATAACATAAATTAGACTTACTATCCAATACAACATACCCATCTTTCAATTTATCAAATTTATCCTGCTCTATGTGTGTTTCAAAAAAATTCTTTAATACAGAATAGCGTTCTTCTTCAAGCGTATCTGCATATGTGTGCTCTAGACTCTCCTCAGATTGTTCTACAATACCTTTCATCAAAAGCTCAAAAGGACTAGGACCTTTTCGTGGTTTTGGTAGTGTAAGCCAAAACACTCTGTGTCTTAAAAGCCTAACTCTAAAAGACTTTTCATCTTTCATATCTTCTGGTGTAATCGTTATATGTTGACCTTTATAATCAAATTCATACCAAATATTTTTCGTGTCTTGGATGTATTTTATATTGGTAAATTGTTCAATCACATCAGGTACAGCATCACCTATTCCAAGACTTCTAGTTTTGCATAAATCTTTATTACATATTGGTTGATATTCTGGATGTTTAGGAGGACACTGAAATGTATAGCCACCTTTTGATACCGACTTTGCTAAAGCAATGACTTCATTTGAAGATAGTGGTTGTAAGAAAATTTGATTATTTCTAGCTAATGCAATTTGTTCTAGTTGCTGCACAGATAAAGATGCATCTTTTTTGCTTTCTAAAACTAAAACATTAAATAAAAAATTGTTTCTATTATTACCACTCCAACCCTCTTGAATTAGTTTTTGCACACAAGGTGGATAATCCTTCCATTGTGACTCTGCCTCGTAGTCTTGAACTTTAAAATTAAAAAAATCCTCAGCTGCAATCATTTTTTCGTAAGCTATCTCTATAAACTTACCCACCAAGACTGGTGTATTATTGTCATCAAAAGCAAATTCCATTGATGCATTTACATTGTGATATGGCATATTAACAGCTTTATTGCACGGAAAAATCTCTTGCGCTAAAAAATACTGTTGGTTGATTTCATTTAATTTTCTAAGAACTTTGTCTGTGCTAGTAAAATCATTAAAGAATACAAATATATGTAAGCCACCAGATTTAGACTTAACTGGTACAAAAGGTAATTTATATTTTTTAATAATTTCAACATATTTTTTTTCAGAGTAATCTTTGTAATTATTAGGATCAACATCAATACACGCCCATTTGCATTTGTTGTCAACCTCTGGTTTTAGACCTAACCTAAGTTCACCCTTTAGATGTTTTTCCCATATGTCGCTGGTCACTGGTTCGTGAACAGTCATATACTGAGCAGACTTCTTCCCCCTCTCATCATCCTCCCCAGTTAGGGAGGACTTGAGATATTTAGAATTATCGCCCTCAAAGAGTGCAAATAATTTATCGTGCATTTAGAATGGTACGTCGTCTTTTACTTGTGGTTTTTCGACAGTAGCTTGTGGTTTTTCTGACTCAAAGTCTACTTTACCAAAAATGTCTGATTGCATAGCACTGCTATAAAAATCTTTAGTTAATTCTAAAGTTTTTTCTTGATTCGGTTTATTTAAAAAAGAATCAAATGCAACCTGCCAACCAATCCAAGAGCCTTTATTGTTAGATTCTTGTACAGAAATCAAACGATAGACAGTTGCCCAAGAAGGTGGTGTAAAAAAACCTTTTTTACCCTCTAGTCTTCTGCTCTGAATCATAGAATTCCACAACCTAGAAATTTTCTTTTGTGTAGATTTCATGGTGATTAAAGCTTGTTCAACAGGTTCATACTTATTGTTAAGTATGTAAACGAAATGATTACCTGTATCTTCTACATAATTACCATTTGATAGCCTGTCTTTACCATCATCTCCACGTTGTGTTTGTTTCATGATACCAGGATCTCTACTAATTTGAATTGGTCTTCCTGGACTTGCACCTCTGTCTGCCCATTCATTAAATGTATTAACATACAGACATGGCACTACTAAAATGCCCTCATTACCTTTGTAAAGACTACCAGTGATCTCATTATAAATGTCACCAACTCGTGCATCTTTATTAAATTTGCCATCATTTTGATTAGTGAATGGCGAGTTTGCATTGATAAGCTTTAAGATCGGTAGTTTAGTATCTTTTGCAGTAACATACTCACTACCCTGTCCTGCAAATTCTTCCAGTGCAGATACTGCACCGACTTCTTGTTTTTTTTTCATTGCTACTTCATTCATTGTTTACTCCTTTTCTTTAATGATTGTTTTGTTTGCAACATAAACTCCAAAAGTTTCCATAGGTATTTGTTTACCAGCTTCAATCTGCTCTCTTACAAAAGCTCTTAAAGTTGATGATTCTACTTTTTCTTTTTGAGTTACTCTGTCTGAACCAACTTGTCTTTTCAAATCCTCAAACACTTGTGTTGCCACATTGTCTTCTGATCTAATAAAACTAACTGTCAGATCGTTTTTAATAATGTCGCCAGCATTATTATTCCTTAGCCAAGTAAAGGCCTCAGATTTGTTTCTATCGGCGATCTTTGCATGATAACTAGGTCTTATTTTTACAGATGATCCATCTGCAAGTTTTAACTCAGATATACCTGCTTGTTGCATTAAGTCTGGAATTTGTTTTTCAGAATATAATCTTTCATCGTCTTTAAGTTTTTTTAAATCTTGTTCGACTTGTTCAATTTGTTTCTGAAGTTCCAATAACTCGTTGCAAGATTGTGCGATGTCTTTTGCGACACCTGTATCCACCCTTATGGAGGCAGATTCTTTTTCGAGGTCCATAAGAACTCCTTTCCATTTATCTTTTTAAATTTTTAAAATTGACTTGTCAACATTAATTTTATATAAAGTTATAATAGTATGGGATACATGTACAAAACCAAGCCTTATCAACATCAACGTGATGCATTGATAAAGGGAGCAGATCAATATAATTTTGCCTACTTTATGGAAATGGGTACAGGCAAAACAAAAGTCAGTATTGATAATGCAGCATATTTATATCAAGAGAAAAAAGTAAATGTAGTTCTTGTTGTCGCACCTAACTCAGTCTATCGAAACTGGCAAGATGAAATAAAAACACACAGTCCTGTTGATACAACTATTTATACACATAAACAAGATAAAAAATTCATAAAGAAACCAGGGCACTTAGCATTTTTTTTAATTAATGTAGAGTCTTTTTCAAGATCATCAGGCGCAAAAGCTGTAGAAAAAGTAATTGCAGAATATAAAGAAACTATGATGGTTGTTGTAGACGAGGCCACTACAATTAAAAATAGAACAGCAAAAAGAACGAAAACACTTACAAAGATCTGTCGTCCAATAAAATACAAAAGAATTCTTACTGGATCACCTGTAACAAAATCACCATTAGATTTATATAGTCAGTGCGGTTTTTTAAGCACAAGTTTGTTAGGGTATGAAAATTTTTATGTATTTAGAGCTAGATATTGTGTTATGAAAACAATCGGTTTACAACGGACAGGACGACAAGTATCATTACCTTTGTATTTTACAAATCTTGGCGAGTTAGAAACAAAACTAAAAAACTTTTCATTTAGAGTAAAAAAGGAGGATTGTTTGGATTTACCAGAAAAAATTTATACGAAACGTTATGTTGATTTAAAAGGAGACCAACTAACAGTTTATGATAATTTAAAAAGATATGCTCGGGCAGTCTTTGAAGATGAAGAGGCAACCTACACAAATAAACTGACAGAAATTTTAAAGTTACACCAAGTATGTTGTGGATATTTTGTGTCAGATGAAGGACTTAAAAGAGAAATAACTAATCCTAAACTAGAAGAATTACTTAATGTCATTGAAGAGTCAGATGGTAAAATTATTATATGGGCTAATTATATTTTTAACATAGAAAAAATTATTAATTTGTTAAAAGAAAAATTTGGTGAAGAATCAACAGTTGCTATATATGGTCAAGTTGGTGTTGAGGATCGAAAAAAGGCAGTTGATGATTTTCAAAACAATAGTAATGTGAGATTTTTTGTTGGTAATCCAACAACTGGTGGTTATGGATTAAATTTAACAGAGGCTAAAACTGTTGTGTATTTTAGTAATAATTACAACCTTGAAGTAAGACAACAATCAGAGGACAGGGCGCATAGGATAGGGCAAAAAAATAATGTCACATATGTCGATATAGTAACAAAAGGCACGATAGATGAGTTTATTTTGAAATCATTAAAAAAGAAGTTGCAGATATCTGCTCAAACTTTAGGTGAAGAAGTTTTAGAATTTTTATAGAACAACTCTACTCTTTTAAACCATTTTGTTTCATATTCTGCTATGTCAGCATCTGTCATTTTAAATCCCTGAAATAACAAATCTTTAGTACAAACACATATTAAACCTTGTTTTATAGGACCAAAGTTTTTTTTATGCGCAAGTGAATATGCAGCTATTTGATATTTATAATCCTCTATCCACTCATCTTTTTTTGGTTTGTTAGATTGTTTAAAGTCAATAACTGTTGGTAAGTTATCATAAACACCGATTAAATCAGAAGATCCTGCCCACAAATTTTCATAATTTAAGGTAACTTCAGTGCCATATACCTGACTAAACTTGTCAAGATTATCTACAATTTTATGTGCCATCATTCTTGGTAAACTACCCTCAGGCGAAAGGTTTATATAACCCACACCTTTGCAATATTGTTCTAAAATGTAATGCATTTCTGTTCCGCGCACAGCTGCTTGGTTCGTGATCCGTGAGGCTTGGTCATAACCAACTCGTTGCCTCCATAAGTTAAGTGCTTCTCTTTTTTCTTGGCTTTGTGTTTTAGATAATATAGTAGTTACAGAGGGTACTTTATGATTTCCGACGTTATATGTTCTACCGGTTGGATCATCGTTCCTGGTAAATTCGTCATAATTATATTTTTTGTTAATAATAAAATCTGTTACACAAAAGTCAGATTCATTTCTTATTATCTTCATCGTCAGGTGCATATAGATTGTTAAAGGTATTTTGCCAATCCATATAACTATCGTCGCTTTCTGCACAATGCATCCATTGACTTGGTATGAAATCAGGAGCCCCACTACCAGTCACCCACATTGCTGGTGAAGTAACTCTAATTCTATTATTTGGTAAAGCCACAATACAACCTTCCCAAGGACCGCTTGTTAATCTCAATATATGTGATTGCTTGTGTTGAGCAGGATCATCAGCTATTTCTGATTCTGTATAATCGATTGTCATATAATATTGACCTGTGTAAAACTCACCATCGATCTTACATAACCATGGACTTGATGATGTGCGATCATATTTTATTACAGCGTGATGGTGTGATGAACAATCCCATGGTTGTGCCAGATGAGTTTTAATGGGGGGAGGCATTTTATCTAATGGCTCATCTGCCACAAGAGCAGTGATAGGCATTCTTGCCCACATCGCTCCACCATGCGGATTTTCAAGTCTATTCTCTTCGTCTTCACAACCTGTGAATATGACCTGAAAACTTAAACAACGATCAGGAACAGTGTTTACTGCAATTACATTGGCGTGTAAAAACTCTCCGTGATACTTATTGTGATTATGTGTGAATTCTTTTCTTACCCATACCTTAAAATAGGGTATGTTACTGGTTAAGTATGGCATACCCCATAATAAGATTTAAATAAAAATTGGCAAGTTATTTTTTTAAAGATCCAGGACCCATTAATTTTTTTCTTCTTGCTATAAACTTAGATGTTCCTTTTTTATCATCCATTTTTACAAGCTTGTACCCTTTTTTCTTCGCAGCTGATCTCATTGCTGCTAGACCCATGCTAGCTGTAAGGACTTTTTTAGCCCCTCCTTTGGCATAACCTTTAGCCATTTTACCACCCATGGCTTTCATCATTTTGGCTCCACCTTTAGCGTAACCTTTTGATTTCATCATGCGACCACCCATGGCTTTCATCATTTTGGCTCCACCTTTAGCATAACCTTTCGTTTTCATTCGTCTTTTGACCATTTTTTTTCTCCTTAAGGTTTATTAGTTAACTTCGTTTATTTTAGTGTATTTTAGCCAGGTAGTAAACCATTAGAGGCACATTAAATCTCTCTGTATGAGCCTTAAAATCGGTCGTTTTTTGCCTAGTTTTTAAAAAAACTTGTGTTTATGAGCAAGAGAGTCAATAATCCAATTAAAGAAATCGCAAGTGCTGCATAGGCACAATACATTAAAAATTGTTCTCTTTCTTTTTTCTTTTGTGCAATTGCTGCTATTCTTTTTTTCTTAATATCTGTTCTGATTGCAACAAATTCACTCCATGCATTAGGTGCACCATATAACATAAACATTTCTCTTAACTGATTCTCCATGTC